TTACCGATGGCATGGACGTGCCAATTGGAACGGCTCGCGCCAACCGGGGGCCATGAAATTGACGTGGGCGGAGAAGGGGATACGCCGCTGGAAGCCGTCTTGAAGGCGTTGGCTGCGGCGGCGCGGACGTTGGCGCAGGGTGTGGTATCATAGGCGGATAGACCCATTCCGACCCCGGCGCGGTGACGCCTCCCGCCTGGCTCTCGGTAACGGGACGACGGCCAGCATGGGCAGACAAGGCGCTGAAAGGCAACGGCGGGCAACCTCCCCGCCGCCCGCCCGCCGGGGATTTTTGAGACTTATGAAGATTCGTGACCGGATTAAAGAGCTTCGCCGGGTTCCCGCCAGCGACTTGCTGCCGTCGCCGAAGAACTGGCGGCGTCACCCGAAGGCGCAAATTGACGCGCTGCAAGGGGTGTTGGCGGAGATTGGATTTGCCGACGCGCTGTTGGCGCGGGAGACGCCCGACGGACTCGAACTCATAGACGGCCATCTGCGGGCCGACGTGATGGGGAGCGGGTTGGTTCCGGTGCTAATTCTGGACGTGACGGCGGAGGAGGCGGACAAGATTCTCCTAACGCTCGACCCGCTGGCGGCAATGGCGCACAAAGACGATGATGCGCTGCTGGCGTTGCTCCGGGACACCAGTTTCGACAGCCCGGCGGTCAACGCGCTGCTAGAAGCGTTGGCGAATGGGGAGCGGGCCGTGATGCCTGACTTCTCGGAAGTCGGGGCCGAAGAACAAGGGCGGCTAGACGAAAAGGCAAAAGTGACGTGCCCGGAGTGCGGGCACGAGTTCACGCCGTGAGCAAGGTTGACCTGAAACTCGGCTGGTGTAGCCACGCGGCGGCCAAGTACGCAGTGGAGCATTGGCATTACTCCAAGTCAATGCCAGCGGGCAAGTTGGTGAAAGTTGGGGTTTGGGAAGAGGGCGGATTCGTTGGGTGTGTTTTGTTTGGGCTTGGAGCTAATAACCAGATTGGCAGTCCTTACGGGTTAGCGCAGACCGAAACGTGTGAGTTGGTGCGAATCGCTTTAACCCGTCACGTTGCCCCAGTAAGCCGGATTGCTTCCATCGCAATCAAATTGCTCCAGGATTTTTGCCCTGGGTTGCGATTGTTGGTTAGCTACGCCGACCCGCAGCAGGGGCATCACGGGGGCATCTATCAGGCAATGGGGTGGGTGTACGTAGGAGATACGACCTCTGACCGGGAAGTCTATTTTCGTGGCCGATGGATGCACCCCCGCACCGTGAATTCCATCAGGGGCACACAGGTAGGATTGGCGTCCCGACCGACGATAGGGAAACACAAATACATCTACCCCCTGGACGCCGAGATGCGGGCGAAAATCCTACCCTTAGCCAAGCCCTACCCCAAACGCGCCGGAAGCATAGCAGCGAATGCGCCCGCTATCCATGCGGGAGAGGGCGGAGCGACACCGACCCCGGCGCTCCAAACACATCAGGCGGAATCGGCAGAATCGGTATAAGAAAATGAGTGAGCAACGTTTTAACGCGGAACAGATTATTGCATCCCTGGTTGCGGCGAAAGGGATGATAACCATTGCGGCGTCGCGTCTGAATTGCAGCCCCGACGCTATTTATAGCTACGTAAAACGCTATCCAACCGTTGCGGCGGCCTTAAAGCACGAACGGGAAAAAGTTACCGACATGGCGGAACTTTCGCTTTACAAAAAGATTCAAGAGGGGGAAGCCTGGGCGATTTGTTTCTACTTGAAAACTCAGGGGAAGGACAGGGGCTACGTAGAACGCCGTGAGGTTGCTGGCCCCGGCGGAGGCCCCATCCAAGTCCATACGGTGAGCGACCTAGTGAACCTAGCGCTCGCCAACGGAGCGGCGGAAAATGCCGACGGCGACGAAACGGCAGATACGGGCGGGACAGCCCCCGGTTATCGGGATAACAACTAAGACCGCCCGGATCACGGTTGCCCTGTGGCGGCGCAGCCCGGAGCGATTCTTCGACCACGTGCTGGGGGCAGTGTGCTACCCCAAGCAGGCCGCGATACTCCAGGCCGTTGCCCGCCACAGCCGGGTGGCCGTTTGCGGAGCCAATGGCACGGGCAAAGACTGGGCCGCCGGGCGGCTCCTCTTGTGGTGGCTCCAAACCCGCCGCCCGGCCAAAGTAGTCGTCATTGGCCCCACCCACCGGCAAGTCCACGACGTGGTGTTCAGCGAGGCCCAGACCGCCTTTCGGCAAGCCCGCGTTCCGTTGGGTGGCGTCATGGCCCAGACCGCCCGCTACCAGATTTCCGAGGAAACCTTCGCCGTCGGATTCGCCACCGACAACCCATTAAATATCCAGGGCTACCACAGCCCGAACCTGCTGGTGATAATCACCGAGGCTCACAACGTCGCGCAGTCCCACGTGGACGCTATCAAGCGCCTTAATCCGGCCTGCTTGCTTCTGACCGGCAACGCGCTTGCCACGTCGGGCGAGTTTCACGCGGCCTTTTACGAGGCGCGTGACGCCTGGCACACTGTCCACATTGCGGCCCAGGACGTGCCTGGCGTCGCTGATGACGCCCCGGAGATACCCGGCCTGATAACCCGGCAGCGGGTAGCTGAGGCCGCCGCCGAGTGGGGCATTGAATCGCCGCTCTACGTGGCGTCCATCCTGGGCCAGTTCCCCGACAACCTGGAGGACGCGCTGGTGGCGCTGCGAGACGCGCTGGCGGCGGTCAACCGCCCGGTTGACCCGCCGGGCAAGAACGAAGGCGCGGTGCTGGCCTGTGACGTGGCGCGGTTCGGCGAGGACAAGACCGTCGTCTATCGGCGGCACGGGCGAGACTGTCGGCTGGTGTGGAAAGTCCAGGGGCGGGACACCCAGGCCGTCGCCGGGCAGCTTATCCGGCTGGCGGCGGCAGACCCGGCAGTCAAGACCATCGTGGTAGACGACACAGGCGTGGGCGGCGGCGTCACCGACCGGCTCAGAGAAGAACGAATCCCCAATATGTATATCGTCGCCTTCAACGGGGGTTCGGCGGCGCGGAACCCGTCGCGCTACTACAACGCCGTCACCGAGGCGTGGCTCAATCTGGCGGCGGCGTACAAGGCCGGGACAATCAACACCGACGACAATCGAGCGCTGGTGGCGCAGCTTACCAGCCGCCGGTACAGCGTGCGGGGCGACGGGCGGCTCCAACTGGAGCCGAAGGCCGATTACAAGAAGCGGGGCGGGGGCAGCCCGGACGACGCCGACGCGCTGGCAATGGCGTGGTATAATCAATCCGGCGGAGCCAGTGTGAGCGACCTGCTGGCGACGGGCAACGCCCGTGACGTGAGTTACCGAAAATAGGGATGCCGTGAGGGAGCGATGACGGAAACCAGGCTGGCCCTTGAGATTCTTGTCTCAGCCCAGATGGGTAAATACTCCTGGGAAAATCACGACATTGACTTGGCTAAGGCGGCGCAATTGCAAGCCGCTTATACGCGGATGTTCTGCAAATTGGGGCATCCGATTCAGAGGGGCTAACCAGACGTGACCACTAGCGTCGGCGAATACCAGCGGAACGGTCAGGCGGCAAAGGGCGGCGTTAGCGTCGGCCAGGTGCTAGGCGTGGCCGGGCTGCTGTCGCTGGGCGGCCAGGTGCAAGAGGAGTTCCTGACCGAGCTTAAAACTTGGTCAAAGGCCGTCAAGTGGTACAAAGAGATGCTGGAAGACCCCGTGATAGGCACGGTGGTTGATGCCGTCAAGCTCCCCCTGCTGGCCGCCGACTTTGACGTGACGCCCGGCGACGACTCGCCGGTGGCACAGCAGGCCGCCGATTGGCTCTGGGCCAACATGCAGCACATGGCGAACCAGACTTGGCGGAGCCACGTCGCCGATATGCTCGAAAGCGTCGAGTGGGGATTCGCCATTGGGGAAATCACGTTGGAGCGTCGGGGCGACGGGCGGCTGTGGCTACAGAACATTGACCCGCGCGGGCAAGACACCCTGTGGAAGTGGGAGATTGACGCCCACGACGCGACGACAGCCTTCATTCAGCGCGACCCGGACACCGGCAAAACCATCAGTATCCCCATTGCGAAAACCGTCCACGTGACCCAGCGGGGCCGCAAAGGGANCCCCGAAGGCAAGCCGTTGCTGCGTTCCCTGTTTCGGCCCTGGCGGTTTCTCAAGGAGTTGGAGAATTTTGAGGGCATCGGCATCGAACACGACGTGGGCGGGATGCCCGTTTTCAAACTCTTGAAGCCAGTGGAATCATACACGGCGGGCGACATAACCGCGCTGAAGGCGACGGCGGAAGGCATCCGCCAGGACGAAAAGCTTTACGTGCTGCTGCCGCCCGACGTGGAGCTTTCGGCCTACGGCGGGGGGAGCGGCGAGAAATACAATATCGCCGACGTAATCCAGCGCAAAAAGCAGGAATGCCTGATGCGCGTCTTTGCCCAATTTTTGATGTTGGGCATGGATAACGTTGGCACGCAAGCGCTGGTGCAGGGCAGCACCGATTTCTTCATGTTGGGACTGGAAGCCACGCAGCAGTCCCTGGTGGAAGCCTGGCAGGGCCAGCTTGTGCGGTTCCTGTTCCGGTTCAACGCCCCCACTTTCCCCGGTCTGGTGGCGCTGCCTCAAATCGTCTGGCACAAGCCGGGCAAGGTGGACACGCAAGCCCTGCTGACGGCCTACGGCATGGGCGTCACGGCGCGGGCGCTGACGCCGATTCGGGAAGATGAAGAACACATTCGGGCAGTGCTGGGGCTGCCCGACCTGCCTGAAGGCGAGGGGGCCGCGCCGCGTGACCTACCCGTGCCGGGCGTGCTGACGCCGGACGGGTTTGAGTGGCCGGGCTTTACAAAGGCGGCCCGGCCCTAGTATAGTAGGCGCAACTGAGGCAAGGAGATTGCCCGATGCAAAGAGTCCTAATCACCGGCGGCGCTGGCTACATTGGCTCCATCCTGTGCGAGCATCTACTGGCCGCTGGACACCACGTCACCGTCCTCGATAATCTCCGGTATGGCCCCGGCAACCTCAAGCACCTTTGCGCCAACCCTCACTTTGAGTTCCACATGGGCGATGCCCGTGATTTCCGTCACGTTGTGCCGTTGCTAAAGCGGGCCGACGTGATTATCCCGCTGGCGGCCCTGGTGGGTGCTCCGGCCTGTGAGCAAGAACGGCGGCTGGCATGGGAGACTAACCACGACGCGGTGGTGGCGCTTGCCAATGACAGCATGGCGAGTCAGCTAATCATCTACCCCAACACCAACAGCGGATATGGCGTCTCGTCCACCGACGCGCCTTGCACCGAAGACGCCCCATTGATCCCCATCTCCACCTACGGTAAGTCCAAGTGCGCCGCCGAGAAATTCCTCTTGGACGCCCACGCCGACCACGCCATTGTGTTCCGGCTGGCGACCGTGTTCGGAATGTCCCCTCGGATGCGGACTGACCTTCTGGTGAACCACTTTGTTCACAAGGCCGTCACTGACGGGTACATCACCATCTACGAGCCTCACTTCAAGCGCAACTACGTTCACGTCCGGGATGTGGCCGCCGGCTTTATCTGTGCCATTGAAAATGCGGAAGCGATGATGGGCCGAGCTTACAACCTGGGGCTAGACGCGGCGAACCTCTCCAAAATGGAGCTTGCCGACGCAATCAAAGCGCAGCTTCCAGGTTTCCACATCCATTACGCCGAAACCGGCAAAGACCCCGACCAACGCAACTACGTTGTCAGCAACCAGCGTTTGCGGGATGCCGGGTTTGAGGCACAGCGTGGCATTGAGGCGGGGATTGCCGAGTTGATTAAGGGATACCGAATGCTGGGGCGGGGGCAGTATGCCAATATCTAACCTTCCTGACGTGACTGCCGTAATCCTCTGCGGGGGGCTAGGCTCTCGTTTGCGCCCCGTCGTGCCGGATGTGCCGAAGATTCTGGCCCCGGTGCAAAGGCGGCCCATGCTGGCGTGGCAACTTGACCGGCTGGAGCGTGCGGGCATTCGGGACGTGATAATCTGCCAGGCTATCTGGTGGGAGCAAGTCAAGGCGGTATTCGGCGACTTCTATGGGCGCGAATGGGAGGAGCATGACGAAAACCGAGAGACAGAATTTTACCGTCAAGGGTTGCGGCTGCGCTACACCGAGGAGCCGGAGCCGCTAGGCACGGGCGGCGCGTTGCGGCTGGCTTGCCCGCTGATTGAGAACGAGACGGTGTTGGTGCTGAATGGGGACACCTACAGCGCCAATGATATTCCGGCGATTCTTAAGATTCACCATCTGGGGCTGACTGTGTTATTTCAACCCAACCCCGCAGTTGGGGTGGGATTAGGGGTGGGATTATATGTAGTGGATAGGGCAGTTTTAGAAATGCTGCCCAATACATTGCCATTGTCGTGGGAGAAACTTATTCTGAACGGGGATTTGCCTTGTCACATGACATTGGTCAAAAATATCTGGCCGTTTTACGACATGGGGACGCCCGAAGGCTACGCGGCCATTCAGCAGGTGAACCTTGCCGACTGAACGGGCGGCCTGGCAGAAAGTCGAAACGGAGCTACAGCGATTCCCGGAGTGTGTTCTGCCAGTGGGCATGGCCGCCGGGTTAATCGGCGCGGCCTTCTGGGGTGGTCGCAAACTATTACTGTGCGGCAACGGGGGCAGCGCCGCCGATTGCCAGCACGTGGCGGCGGAGTTCGTCAGCGGCCTCTTTCGAGACAAACCTCGGCGGGCGTTGGCTGCCATTGCTCTGACGACGGACACCAGCGTCATCACGGCGCAGGCTAACGACGTGGGTTTCGATAAGATTTTCGCCCGTCAGGTTTACGCGCTCGGCCATGCTTACGACGTGCTGCTGGCGATTAGCACCAGCGGCCACAGTGAGAACGTCATCCAAGCGGCGGACGCGGCCAAGAACCAGGGGATGTGGGTAATCGCTCTGACCGGGCCGGACGGGGGGCAACTGGCGCTAGTGGCGGACGTGGTGATTCACGCGCCGGGAGGGAGCGTTCAGCGGATTCAGGAATCTATGCTCTACCTGGAGCATCTGATTTGTGAATGTGTCGAAATGCTACTTTTCCCGGAGACTGAAGCATGATGCCAAACGAATCGGCGCATAACTACCAGGCAGACAAAGATTTTCTTCAGAACGAATGGGGCAATCGTAGTTGCCCCTGTCATTACGTGACCCCTTGCCGGGCAACTTGCACGTGCGCCAATCCGGTTATGAGCGGCGGCTGTGACCGCTGTTGCTCCTATGGGAGTTTGGAGCAACGGAAGGCGCAGGCGGAGCGGTTGGTGGAGATTTTGACCTGCGGGCGGATTTTCGTGTCTGGCATGGAAGTCGAAGCCAAGAAACACGGACTGACGGCAGAGGATCTTCTGAAGTGATTTTTCTCTGCGTTAAATGTCAGCAATGGTTGCCACAAGCGCAATTCCCTAAGAGTGGCAAAAAGAGCAAGAAGCCCGTTGATTCTTGGTGTTATCCATGTCATCGAGTTTATGATATTGAGCGTGCGCGGCGAAAGGGAGTTAAGCCGAAGGTTGACATATCCCTGTATGACCGATTCATGGCTAAGGTGGAGAAAACCGAAAGTTGTTGGGCGTTCAAGGGCGCAGTCAATAATTCTGGGTATGCCAGTATTGTGTTAGTTGAATCGCCGGGGAAGAAACGCACATATATGGCGCATCGTATCGCTTGGGAGTTGTTTAACGGGGGAATCCCCAGCGGGTTGTGTGTTCTCCACAAGTGTGACAATCGTGTGTGCGTTCGCCCTGACCATCTCTTTTTGGGGACGCATAAAGATAATACTCAAGATTGTATTCAAAAGGGGCGATTCAAGGCTGCCCCACATTTTAATGGAGAAAATCATCCTGCATCCAAGTTGACGGCTGAAGCCGTGAACCGAATAAGGAACGAATATGTTAGGGGCAGTGGCGCTGTTTTAGCGAAAGAATTTGGGGTCTCTCAGCAAACAGTATCGGCAATAATTTGCGGCACCCATTGGAGTAATTGACCGATGATTATCACGCGGACACCATTCCGTATTTCGTTCTGCGGAGGGGGAAGCGACTATCCCTGGTGGGTGAAAGACCACATCGGCATGACGCTGGGGGCCACCATAGACAAATACTGCTGGCTGACGGTGGATTACGCGCCCCGGTTCCTGAGCCACCGCTACCGTGTGGTGTATTCCAAGATTGAACAATGCCCTCGGATTGAGGACATTCAGCACCCGGCGGTCAGGGCCACGCTGGAATATTTGGGCATCACCGAGGGCGTAGAGATTCTTCACGCCGCCGACCTGCCATCACGGAGCGGCGTAGCTTCCAGCAGCGCCTTTGTGGTGGGGCTGCTGGCGGCGCTGCATGGGGCGTTGGGCCAACACCGGACGTGTCTGGAGTTGGCGAAAGAGGCGACGAACATTGAGCGTAACCTGCTGGGCGAGCCGGTCGGCAACCAAGACCAAATCTTGACCGCCTTCGGTGGGCTGAATCAAATCGTCTTCCATCCCGCCGGCGAAACCAGGGTTCGTCAACTCGATTTATCTCCGGCGCGGCTGGCGGCATTGCACGAACGGCTCTTGCTGTTTTACGNGANCGGNNGCGCCGGGGCGGACACGCCCCGGCCAGCCAATTTGATGCTGTCAAAGATAATGCGGCCAACGTGACCGCCATGCAGCGCCTGGCGCAGACGGCCAGGGACGGGGCCGACATTCTGACCGGCGGCGACGTTGAAGACTTCGGCCCATTGCTGCATGAATCCTGGGAAATCAAACGGCGGCTGTGGGCGGATGCTTCCACTGAGCGGATTGACTCTATCTATTCGACTTGCCGGGAAGCCGGAGCCACCGGCGGCAAACTCCTGGGAGCGGGCGGCGGCGGATTTATGCTTTTCTTTGCGCCGCCGGAGCGTCACCGGGCGATTCGAGAAGCATGGACGGGGCTAACGCACGTGCCGTTCCAGTTCGAGACTCAGGGCGTCCAGGTGGTGGCGGGGGCATGATGAAAGAATCGGATATACACGCCCCCGCTGTGCTGGTTTATGCCGAGCCGCCATTGGCTGGCTGGGCATACGAGCAAGCCAACATTGAAAAAATGTTGGATAAATTATCGCGTGCCGATGAACAGGATTTTAACGGGAAGCGGCTCTGTGGCTCTACCAGTTTTGGTGAATATTTCGTCAGCGGCGATGATGGGCGAGAATACGGGTTTGTGCGGACGTTCAGGAAACTGCGGGTAGAGTTGGAAGGATTGCATGAAGCCATGTATTGGCGGCTGATGTTTGAGCGTGCTTTATCGGACGGGAAGTTTCGCCGCCAATGGCAGAAGGGGAAGTCGGCTCAATGAAAGTCAGCAAGACGACACTTGACGATGTGCTAGTGATTGACCCAGAATCGTTCCCCGACCACCGGGGGGAGTACATTGAAACCTTCAACAAGGCGAGCTTCGGTAGCGCATTGCGGGCGTTCGGAATGCCAGTTATAGACGAAAATCGCCTCCGTGAATTTGGGCGGCCGCCGGTGGAGTTCGTGCAAGACGATTACTCTTGCTCCATTCTGGACGTGCTGCGGGGGGTTCACGGCGACGCCGAAACATGGAAACTGGTCTACTGCCCTATAGGGACAATCTTTTTGGCGGTGGTCAATTGGGACGCCAACTCGCCCCAATACCGCCAGTGGGAGACGTTCACCATCAGCGGGGTGAATCACCGCCAGGTGTTAATCCCGCCCAAGTTTGGCAACGGCCACCTGGTTTTGAGCGACCAGGCCATTTTCGCCTACAAGCAGTCCACCTACTACGGAGAGTTTCCGCAGTTCACAATCCCCTGGAACAGTCTGGGAATACCCTGGCCGTGTCGGAATCCCATCCTCTCGGAAAGGGACGCCAATGCCTGACTACGCTGACCTGGAAGCCCGCGCCCGGCGCATCCGGGCCAACGTCGTGCGAATGGCCCACCGGGGCAAAGAAGGCCACCTGCAAGGGGCCTTGTCGTGTGTAGACATTCTCACGGCTCTGTATGGCGGCTGGCTTCGGGGCAAGCCAGGCGACCCGGAGCGTGACCGGCTCTACTTTTCTAAGGGCCACGCCTGCGCCGCCTTGTATGCGACGTGGGCTGAGTTCGGGCTGATTGACCCGGCGCTGCTGGAAACCTACGCGCAGCCCGGCTCACCGCTAACGTCACACCCGGACAAGGGGCTTATGCTCCTGCTGGAAATGTCGGCGGGCAGCCTGGGGCACGGGCTGGGCTACGCGGCGGGCGCGGCCTACGGGTTACGGCTGCGGGGGAGTGAGGCTCGATGTGTGGCATTGTTGAGCGACGGCGAGTGCAACGAGGGCAGCGTGTGGGAAGCGGCCATGTTCGCGGCGGCGCAGGGGCTGGGCAACCTGACGTGCATTGTGGACGCCAACGGGATGCAGTCAGTGGCGACTCACCGGGCGGTCAACGGCAAGACTTCGTTGGCCCGCAAGTTTGAGGCTTGCGGGTGGGTGACGCAAGAAGTGAATGGGCACGACTTCAGCAGTCTCCATTTTGGGTTGTCGTCGCGGCGACGGGGGCATGGCGTGCCCTTTGCCATTATTGCCCACACCACGCCGGGCAAGGGCGTGAGCTTTATGGAGCAATCGCCTGACGCGCTCTGGCACTACCGGGTTCCGTCGGACGAAGACCTGGCGGCGGCGCTGAAGGAGTTGGCGGCGTGAGAAAAGCCTTTGCCGACACCCTCTGCCAACTGGCCGCCGCCGATGAGCGAATCATTTTCCTCACCGGCGACATGGGCTATCTCACATTTGACGCCTACCGCCAGCGGTTCTCCAAGCGCTACCTGAACGTCGGGGTTGCCGAGGCTGCGCTGGTAGACGTGGCGGCGGGGCTGGCTCTGGAAGGCTACCGGCCCATCTGCTACAGCATCGCCAGTTTTCTCACCGGGCGGGCCTGGGAGCAAATCAAGTGTGTTAACGCCATGCGGCTGCCCATTGTGTTCGCCGGAGTCGGCGGCGGCTACACTTACGCCAACGCCGGGCCGACTCATCACAGCGCGGAAGACCTGGGGTTGATGTGTCTGCTGCCGGGGATGACGGTTACGGCTCCGGGTTGCCCCGAAGAAGTCAACGCCTTGCTGCCGCAACTGCTGGCCTTGCAGGGGCCGTCGTATATGCGGTTGGGGCGATATGGTGAGCCGAACTATCCGGCGGAGACTCCGGTGACGCTGGGCAAGATTCGGCGGGTAGCCACTGCCATTGAGCCGATGGTTCACATTCTTTGCGCGGGCGCTCTGGCGACGGTGGCGGTTCAGGCGATTAGGTTGTTGCCAGCGGAGAGAATTCGAGCGACGATTTTACAGGCGCACACGCTAAAGCCCTTTGACGCCAGCATCCTCGACTCGGAAGCCCGCCGAATTTTGGTGGTTCAAGAACACCTGCCACAAGGCGGGTTATATGATACGGTTTGCCGGTGGCGGAATGGGGCGTTTGGCGAGGATATTGTCGTGGAGCGAGTCGGCCCGGCTGACGCGGTGGTGAGCGGGACGTATCAGCCAATAACGCCTATGGACATTGTTAACGGCTGTCGGCGCGTGATGCGATTGTGTCAGCATCGGGGCGGGTACAAGCGGGGGTAGGAAGATGAAAATTCTAGTGACCGGCGCGGGCGGCGTTCTGGGCCAAGCGTTTCAGGCGATTCAAGGCGACTACCCGCAGCATAACTTCACCTTCTGGCGCAGCGTGGATTGCAACCTGCTAAACGACGCCTGGAGCCTCAGGCTGACGGTGGGTGACGTTGCCCCGGAAGCGATTATCCACCTGGCCGCCGTCAGTGGCGGCGTGGGCCTGAGCGCCAAACACCCGGCGACGTTGCTGCGGGACAACACCCGAATGACGCTGAACGTGCTGGACGTGGCGCTGGCGTGCGATGTTGCGAAAGTCATTATGAGCCTGTCCAGCGGGATGTACCCGGCCAACGCGCCGCTGCCCTTGCGGGAATCTTCGATGCACGACGGCTACCCCCACGAAAGTAACTACGCTTACGCTTTCGCCAAGCGATTGATTGACCCGGCCATTCGAGCCTACCGCTCCGAGTACGGGTTGAACGTCATCGGCCTGATACCCAACGGAATGTTCGGCGAGGGGGACAACTTCAACCTTGATGACTGCAACATGGTGGCGGCCCTGATTCGGCGGTTCCACGCGGCCAGACACACAAAGGACTCGGTGACAGTCTGGGGCGACGGAACGCCACTGCGGGAGTTTACCTACGCCAAAGACATGGCCCGCGCATATATGTGGGCGCTGGAGAATTACGACGGGGCCGACTGCCTGAACGTGGGCACAACGGAAGAACGCTCGGTGGCGGAAATCGCCGGTATGATTGCCACGATGGTAGGTATTTACCCGGAGCGCATCACGTTTGACGCCAGCAAGCCCAGCGGCCCCCTCCGGAAGAACACCGATAACTCCAAGTTCCTTGCGCTGTCGGGATTCAGTTACACGCCCTTCCTCGAAGGACTACGGCGTACAATCAAGTGGTACGGAGAGACTTATCGGGATGCCCCGGAGTTGATTCGGACGGGGCCGAAGGTGAGGGATAACTAAATGCGCTACCGTAAGCTCGGTTCCACCGACCTGAACGTTTCGGAAATCGGCTTCGGCTGCTGGCCCATCGGCGGCGACGCCTACGGGCGCACGGACGACGCCACCAGCCTGGCCGCGTTGCAAGCGGCCCTGGACTGCGGCGTCAACTTTTTCGACACGGCGGACGTTTACGGCAAGGGCCACAGTGAAGCGCTGCTGGCGCAGGCTTTCGAGGGGCGGAGGCACGACGTGATTATCGCCACGAAGGGGGGCGCGCTGGTTCACCCCTTTGACGAACTGCCGAAAGAGTGGGCCATTGACTTCAGCCCCCAGCATCTGCGGGACGCGCTTGAAGCCAGTTTGCGGCGGCTGAAGACTGACTACGTTGACCTGTACCAGTTGCACAGCCCGCCGGTGGACATGGACGGCGCCTGGGCCACCCTGATTGAATTTCGCGCTCAAGGCAAGGCGCGGGCCGTCGGCGTCTCGGCCAAGACGCCCCACGATGGACTGATGTGGGTGCAGGCGTGGTCGCCTGCAGTGGATATCCTGATGGTCAACTTGAGCTTGCTTGACCAGCGGGCCGTGCGGAACGGATTATTCCCATTGTGCCGAAAAATCCAGACGGGCGTCATTGCCCGGACGCCCCTGAGCTTTGGGTTCCTGACCGGCGAAATCGAGAAGGGCGTGGCGTTCACCGGCCCCGACCACCGCAAGACCTGGCCTGCCGCGCAGCGGGACACCTGGGCCGAAGGCTGGAAACTTTTTGACCACCTACGGGAGCCGGGACAGACGCGGGCGCAGTTCGCCCTGGCCTACTGTCTGGGCCACGACGCGGTGTCCACTGTGATTCCGGGAATGCTCACGCCGGAGCAAGTTCGGGAGAATGCGGCGGTCGGCGACGGGCCGCTGCTGGCGGCGGACGTGATGCAAGAGATTGCTCGGATTTACGAGGCCAACGAATTCTACGTGGGGCGGTAGGCGGCATGGTTGAATCCATAGACGAGGCCGAAAAGGTTGGCAAGCCCTTCAATCTCAGCGACAAGGGGCAGTACCTGAAGGCGCTGGCGGCGGGCATCCCGGATGGTGGCACGCTGTTGGAAGTCGGCACGGGCCTGGGCATATCGGCCCTGATTTTCCGCACCGGAGCGCCCCGAACCGTGAGGATACACACGGTGGACGTGGAACTGTCCCCGGCAACTGAGGCCGCTCTTTTGAGCATTGGGGTGATGCCACGCCACATGGAATCTACCGTGCTGGCTGTCCTCTGGCAAGAAGGCCCGCCGATAGACTTCCTGTATGTT